GCCGTAGACGATCAGCATGTGATAGTCCTCGTCCATCAAGGGAACGTCGGCGTCTGCTGCCAGTACCTGCGCACGCCTGTAGTATTCGCCTTCAATCACATAGACGTTATCGGGGCAGGGACCGAGAGCCAGCTTGCGGTCGGGTGTGATGGATATGTGCAGGGGCATCGAGGTTATAAGCCGTTGAGACCCGAACATGTAGTAGTCACGAAACGCCGTATAGTTTGACTGGCCCAGGTACTGCTGCGAGCCCTCGCCTGCACTCTCCAGGTACTCCCTGAACGAATCTTTACGCCACTTCTTGAAGTCGGTAATGTTGATATCGCTGCCGGCCGCGTACTCCTGTTGCCCTGCAACCGTGTTGAAGGTGACAGGTTTCCGGAGAAAGTCCCAGTCTGAGCGCTCGTTCTGGATATCGACCCAAGCCTGAGCGGTCCAGTCAACCAGGCGCTTCATTTCCCGCGTCTGGTTGACTGTTGTGATCGGTCCGTCGCCTGCAATCCCGCATTCCTGCCGGGCACGTTTTACGAGCTCAAGGAAGTTCATCGTCGCTCCAGATTAAACGATTTCGGCCATGCGACGCTCAAGCCATGCCGGGCCCATCGGGTTACGGTCCTGCAAGATCGAGAACGAGTATTTGTGTGCGGAGTGCTGCTTGATGATGTTGGTGCGCTCGCCGGCCGGGTTCAGGATTTCCGGTGTGGTCACGCGAGTGCTCTTGACGATCAGGCCGTCGACGAACTTGCGCTTAGCGACGGTCGGGCGCCCGCGAAAGAACTCCTTAAAGATGCCGTTGTTCCCGATGATGACGGGGTTCTCGGCGTTCTGGTCCTCGGTTTCGTGCACCATGATCCTGACTTCTTCCTCCATGAAGGCGAGCTCTTTGAAGTAGTCGCTGTTCATCGGCTTATCGATAGCTGCGATATCGATGCCGCCCATTGCGAGCGTGCCATCGTCCAGGATAATGTCTGGCATCTGGCCAACAGCCATACCTTCATTGCTGATGCCGCCCTCTTTCGTGATGATGGTCTGCCCTCCCATCTTGCTGGCAACCATCGAAGAGAGTTTCTCGTAATCGATTTCGGGCGCCTTCGCTGCGGCCGGGCGCCTGGGCGCTGTTGCGGGCTTTGCCTTCTGCTGTGCTGCTGCGGGTCCGGGCGCGGCTGCTTCCTGCGCGGCTGCCTGGCCTGCCTGTAAACCGGTATCTCCGTCAACCTTCATCCTGCTGCCACCCATTTTGTTTTCGGTCGTCATGTCTGTTCTCCCCTCCAGGCAAAAGTAGCGCCCCGGCTATTAACCGGGGCGGTGATGGTTACGCGATCTGCGGGCGAACCGGCAGAGTGTTTATGTTAACCGGCGTCACAGTCATCCCGGTCACGCCGCTTGTGTTGTGGCTACCCATGAGCCAGCCGGTCGTGGTGGCCACGTAGGTGGATCCGGTCTTGACGATCAGATACGCGATCGGGCAAAGGGTATCCGGAATGTTCGCCGGGAACTCCGGAGCGGCCAGGAACAGGCCGGCCGCGTCGAGGGGCTGGATCTTCCCCTGTACGATGCCGAGGGTGCCAGTTGCGTTCAGGCAGACAACGAACACGCTGCCGTAGTTCTTCGGTACCGGGAGAAACCCGAGGCCGGTAGATGCGTCCAGTGTCGGCGTCGCTTCCGTATTGGAGATTGCCTTGTTGAACAGCTTTCCAAGGATCGAATAGATGGTGGCAACCGACAGGTTGAGAGTGGTCCCGGCTACGCCGAGAACGGTGGCATTGGCCAACTGCTGAGTAAGGCCGCGAGTAGCAAGAGCATCCATGTGGTTCTCCTTCTGAGGTAAAGGTGCGCTTCGCAGTTCTGCGCTTAAAAGGTTGCCGAGGGGTCAAAGTTGCCGTCAGGCGAAACGTAGACCGTGGTGATGTTGGCCGCGCCGAGTGCCGTGGTGCCGCCGGTGAAGGTTGCCCCGCCCGCGACGGTGACGATGATGAATCCGATCAGCGTCTTGCCTTCCGGGAACTTCGGGAACCGGATCAGGTCGATGGTGGCGCCGGCAGTACCCATCAACACTGTCATCTTGGTCGCGTCGATCGATACACCGGCCTCGTTGGCGAAGAAGCAGAACACATTGCTGGTCCCGTCTGCGACGACGCCTGCGGGTTCCGGCATATCCGCGCCGGCTGCGATCGTGAACAGCTGGCCCTTGACGGTGCCGTAGACAACAGAGGCGCCAGTCTTGGCAGTCTTGGTGCCAGCTGTCGCCGTGATGACCAGGCCGGCATGGTTAAAGATGGTATTGCGGGACTGGTCGTAGAGGCCGCGGAGTGCTGCCAGCAAGAGCTGGCCGTCTCTGGGGTCTGCCACTTTTGCCAGCAGGGTTTGAAGATTTTCCATAAATCACGCTCCTAGTGATGGTGATCGGGGCGAACAGGATTTGCACCTGCAACTCAGGGTTTTACCCCTGCACTCTGGCGGATATAGATTGAGCTACCGCCCCGTTCGATTAGTCAGACAGGACGGATGCGCCAACCTCGGCAACGGCCATGTGTAGGCTGTTCAGGAGCACGGCGGCGAAGTAGCAGGAAGCTCCGATGTAGCCGCGGGCGCCGGTCGGATCGTTCTTGTCTTTCTGCCCGGGTTTCAGGTCGTGGACGTCGAGAGCCTTCACGCCGCGCAGGGCAACGTCGCCCCAGGCGTCACGTCCTGCGACAACCATCTGGTACACGTCGACGTTGGCGCCGGTAGTGGAACCGAGGCCGGTAACGCCAACCGCTGCGCCGGAATCCTGCACGCTCACCAGCTCAGGGGAAGCAATGATACGGAATTCCTCGATGGTCCCGAACTCGTAAGGAGAGATCGTTTTCATCGTGCCGTACTTGGCGACAGGAACGAACCCGGCCATGTCCCGGAAGTCCGGTTTCAGGTCGGTATGAATGAAGACCAGGAACGATGCCTCAACAGCGCTCGACCCGTACTTGGGCGAGGGGGAGAGAATCTCGGTTACCTTGTCGGTGTGCTGAATGTCGAGCGCCTTGGTGATCTTGCGCAGGAGCTTGAGGGTCGGCTTGCCGTTCACGGTGGCCCTGGTCGTGCCGGTACCGCCGTAGAACTTGTTGGTGCAGGCCTTGATGACCCCGAAGCGAACGAGCTCGCGTACAAGGGAGATACGCTCGCCGGTCTGCAGCTTCATGGCGCCCGGCACGTCGTCCTCGTACAGATCGGCGGTGCGCTTGGTGTAGCCGAACAGCACGGTGTACTCCGAGAGCGAGACGGTGATATCCTGCGGCACCAGCGTCTCAGCGTTAGGCGTTACGCCTTCGGTCGAGAGGTACTGGTTCGCGTAGGCCGCGGTACGGTCGCCGGTCCCGTCAGTGAAGAAGGTGTTGGGCGAGGCAACGGTAGCGCCACCCGGCAGCCAGCGACGGTAAACAACGGTGTCGCCGCTGTTCTTAGGCATCGGTTTGGTGTCACCGATGATGCCGAGGACTTCACGCGGGATAGCGTGGGTGAGGATTTCGCCTTTCAGTTTGCCGATCCGCTGGGCGGGGGAAAGCATGCTCTGGAGAGCCATGGTGTAACTCCTTTTGTGGCAGCTAACGTGTACGAGGTTTAAAGTTCGCCAGCATCGCCGCCTCTTCATCATCGTCGCCAAGGCTGGACGTGCTTACCCGGGGAATTCCCCGATTGGTGATAGCATCGTTCAGCCGCTCCTGTCTTGTTTGCTGGTCCGTCGTTTTCTTCGCCTCGCCGGCCTTGTACGCTTTGAACTCGGTGAGTTTCAGTGAAATGAAATCAGCATCCCAACTATCATCGAGCGCTTCTGCATCCTCGGGGGGGAGCACGTTGTCACGCCATGACGCGAACTCGTCGGTTGCTACTACCTGCTCCCAGTCCTTGTGATCCCTGGTGAGCAGACGACGTTCCAGCGCCCTTGTGCCATCTTCGGCGGGAACAACTACGGTTTGCACCTGTGCTACCTGGTGCTCGGGCTGGTCTACCGTGTCATCGGCTTCACCGAAAAGCATTTCATGCAGCTCTGGAAACTCAGCTTTCAAGCGCTCTGCCGCTTTGGGGTTGAGCCCGCCAGCTTGCGGCTTAACTGCATCGATCTTCTGCTGCAGTTCGCCTACCTTGCCGAATACCTTGTCGCGGAGTTTCTGCTGCTCGGTCTTCTGAGTCTCGATGACGGCTAAGAGGTCGGCTATCGTGACTTCCTTCGCCGGCTGCTCAGTCGCTTCCGCTACAGTTTCGGTATCCTGCTCGGGCTGCTCCTGTTCTTCCTGCTCGAGAACTTCTGCTTCTGGCTCTACGGCTGCGGCCTCGGCTGCCGGCTCTAGGTCGGTACCGTTGGTGGCTGCATCAAACGCCGCCTCCTCTGCTGCAAAATTCTCAGGTGTTTCTTCGAACTGCGTCCTTTCGGTCTCTGCCATCACTGCCTCCGCTTGCGGCCTTTCGGTCGCTAGTTAATCTCCGGGTTGGGGTCGGCCCAATCCAGAATGGTCTTGCAAACTGCTATCTCTCCGCGCACCTTGGCTGTCTGGTCGGCGGTCAATGGGCCGTCGTTCCGTACTCTTGCCGCGGTGAGCATGTCGGTGATTTCCTTCTCCATCCGCTTCCAGATGACGGCTTCTTTTTCAATGGCGGTGAGTTTGAAGGCCATGGTCTACCTCTGGAATGCTTGGCCGTCAGGCGCTTGGCCTGCGGGCTCCATCGTCGTGGGCGCCACTTGGTCTGCCTGCTGCGTAACGCCTGCCAGTTCTTTTTGTGTTTTCAGTCTCATGGCCTCTTTCGCCAATTCCGACTTGATCTTGTCGAGGCTGATATCCCGCTTGTTGGCGTAGTCGAGCATGGCCAGGTCGCGCTTAATCTCCAGTTCCTGAATCCTGATCTGCGCTGCGGCTTGGTCGCGCTGCATCAGGCTCTCGTTGTACTGGGTATCTCGGTCAGTGTCGACGTTCACCTTATGGACAGCCAACTGATTCCCGGCAATGATCTTGTCTTTCTCCAGGGCGAGGCGGGCCTGGTCGTCGGCGCTCCGGATCTTGGCCACCTCGATAGCAGGGATCATCGGAGGCGCCAGGTTCTTCTTCTTCTCTGCATCCATCTGCCACTTCTCGGGAATGAAGCGCTTGGTCTTCAATACCTCAGTCATAGCCTTCTCGGGATCCAGACCATAAGCCGGGTTCAGCGACAGCTGCAGCAGTGCCATTGCTTCCATGGCTTGAATCTCGCGCTCCACCAGGGCTGTCGATCCGATAGCCTCGATGTTCATATCACCCTTGGCCTCGTCGGGACCGTTCAGTAGCAGCCACACGTAGTAGCGGCCGATGTGCCGTTCCGTTACCAGCTCGTCAAAGACCCGGGCGAGCCGGCGCAGCAGCGCGGAGGCGTTGCGGTGCAGCAACTCCATGCCGCCAACCGTATCGGGTGCGCTCCCCTGTTGACCTTGCAGCAGAAAGGAGATGCCGGTGGCGTCCTCCATCATCTTGTAGGCGCGGTCCATGATGCCGTTGAGCTCGGCCTGCATCATCGGTATGTTGATGGCTTGGAACGGCGGATTGGTAGGCCCGTCCGTGATACCATCGGTCATGTCCCACCAGACCTTGCGAGCAGTGACTTCCCACTTCCCATCGGCCGGCTCGATGCCTTTGCGCCGGATGATCAGCATCGGCCCGGAGGAGAGCCCGGCATTGTCCATCATTGCTCGACCCGCAGCGTTCAGCATGTCCTGAGGCGTGCGACCCTGACGAGCCACCCCTATGCCTGTCCAGGTTCCGGCCTGCCGCTGCCAGGGCATCACGTCGTAAGGAAACTCACCGGTATCGAGCGGGTTGATGAAAGCCTTGATCGGCGTCTCGTTCACCAGCACCACGACAGCGGGCACCAGGTCCCGGTGCGATTCCTCGTCGGTGAGCTTCACATTCATTGCCGTGAGCGCTACCGCGTCGACCAGGCCGTAGAAGTACCAAATCTCGTACTTGTCATCGTCGGCCGTGGTCTGGTTCTGGATACGATGATCGTCTGCATAATTCTTCATGCAGGGACCTTCATCCAACACCTTGTCGATCTGGTCGGAGAGATAACCCTTCGTGCCTTTCAGGTCGCGCAGCTGCTTAGCGCTGAACCGGTCGCGCTCCACAGTGTAGGAGCCGTTATGGATATCGTCGCCGCAGGTAGGATCCGGGAAGAAATCCCAAGGGTCGACGTGCTTGCTTGCCGGGTTGGTCTTGGAGACGAGCTCAACGACATACTTCCCATCCTTGAGCATGCCCTTGCGGCTGGTCTTCTTCTGGGGGAAAGGCCCCTTGAGGATGCCGGTACCGATCTTGGCCGCGTCCTCGATGACCTTGCGCACCTCGGAGTGATAGCGGCACTCGACCAGCGCGTCTTGAA